CAGTTGGCGAAACAGACGAACGAACTCCACCCGCACCACCACCCCCGCTAGCATACGAATTTTGTGGTGTTGACCCACCGCCCCCCGCAACTACGAGGAAGTCTACGAGTAGGTTCGTGGGCCAGTAGCCCTGCCCCTGAAGCTGGAACTGCTGACTTAATGGGAAAACGCCGCCGCTCGGCAGCGCCGATGGCGAGAAAAATTGGGCCGATATGAGCCCCGCCAGATAGCCGTGAATGGGCATCGGTACTTCCTTAGGTAATTTCTTCCCAAGAGGTTACCACGGTCAGGTAGTTAGCCGTCCCTGCGGTCGCCCCGATGGACTGATTCTCCAGCAGGTAAAACGTTGTGGTCTTGTCCGTCACAATAAGCGTCGAGTTGGCCGGAACCGAGATGGTAGACGCGATCGGGTAGGCCGTCCCGCCCAGCGAAGCCGCCGAGTAGACGTTGATCGTGATATTTGCGGCGGCGGTTCCGTTGGTGTTTGCCACGACGATCGAGTTGATCTTGTAGACCTTGTTGCTCGACGCGGCGTTGCTCACCAGCTGGTTTGCCGAGGTGTTAGCCAACGACACCTGCGACGAGTTGCCGTTGATTACGGTGACGTTAACAATATTTGGGTTTGCCATTTAAAAACTCCTAATGTATTCAACTGCTTTATTTAATAGGTTCACATCTTCCTTAAAAGAACCCAGCGCCACATTGCAGCCGTGGCACAGCAGCCCTCGCACTTTACCGGTTTTGTGGTCGTGGTCAACATGCAGACCGCGTTTAGTTTTTGGTTCTTCATTACAAATTGCGCATTTGCCTTTTTGCGTGTTAAACATCTGCTTAAAATCATTTACAGTAATTCCGTATTTGTACGCCCTAGATGCTTGGCGGTCCAACTGAGATCTTGAATGCCAGCGATCCACACATTGTTTCTTACAGCATTCTCGGCAACTTTTATTTGTGCGCCGTCCTTTTTTATCAACATAAAATTTAGTAATGTTTGTTTCGCCACAGGATGGGCAACAAGGAGGCTTCCGTAGCGCCGCGCTCTGCTTTTTTCTGTATTCAGGATCTGCCCATCTTGCCTTTGATCTTTCACTCGCCGCTCTCTTTTGTTCGTCTGTCCACACGGTTTTAACCCCCAAAAACAACATTTTATCATTTGGACGCTAAAACCCAAAAATCATCGCCATAGCGATTGCCTTGCCTGTAGATACACCGCTGGCGGCCTGCCACGAGGCCGTGGTGCCGTTTGAAGTAAGAACGTACCCGTTGGACCCAATGCCCAGACGAGTGGCGCTGTTTGACCCGTTGCCAAGTATCAGGTCGCCCGTCGTGGTGATGGGGGATAGTGCGTTAAAGGCCGCCGAGGCGGAGGTCTGACCGGTTCCGCCAGAAGCAATTGGAAGAGCCGATCCAAGAGTAAGTGAAGAAAGGTTGGTTATTGCATCAACTACGTTTGTCCCGTTATTGAAGACAAACATCGATTTACCAGCGGGGACTGCAATTCCAGTACCGGTAGAATTTTTTACAGTAATTGCATCAGCACATCCGTTATTTACTAGGTAGAGTTTTTCAATAGCGGGGACAATAAGGTTCTGAGCTCCGCCTGAAGTACCTATAAGATTTAGCCGCAGGTTACGGGCTGTCTGGGATGCGTTGGTATCGGTTAGGGTAAGGGTGACTGGGCCACTGGCAAAGGTAACATCGGCTGAGCCCGTAATAGCTTCTTCAAGCGCGGTGCCTAAATTAGTATTTGTCGTAGCGCCCCAAGTACCGGATTGCTCTCCGGTACCAATAAGTTCAATCTTTAACGAAGAATACGTGCTTGCCATTTATTGCTCCTATGCCGCTAACGGCACCCAATTTGGGGTCTGCGAGTCATTTACTTGTGTCCAAACAGATCCCTGTGAATCATTAACATTCTGCCAGTTTGCAACCTGTGAATCATCTACTTGCGCCCAAACAGCCCCTTGTAAATCATTAACATTCTGCCAGTTTGGAGTCTGATTGTCATCTATTGACTGCCATATCAGAACTGACCCAATAAATCCAGTAGCGGAAACTCCGGTAACTAAAACTACAGAATTTCCTGTAACTACAACCGAACCAACGCTGGCAGTGCTAGAAACTCCTACTAAATCAACCGAAGTGTTTGAAACCGCTTCGACTTGACCAACCTCACCAACACCTTCAACCCCAGTTACATCTACATCGGCGTTTTCAATTACTTCTACTTGCCCAATAAAGCCAACCGCCTCAACACCCGTGACAGATATATTACCGTTTGCCGAAACTGTTACGGTCCCAACAAACCCCGTGGCTGTAACGCCAGTAACAACAACATCTGCACCAGCTTGTACTACTACACTTCCTACCTGCCCGGTACTTGAAACCCCGGTAGCGTTTATATTAGCGTCGCCCGTAGCATCAAGGGTTCCTACCGCACCTAAACCTTCAACACCCGTAACATCTACATCTGCACTGGCAGTAACAGTAACCGAACCAACCGATCCAGCACCTTCAACTCCAGTAAGAATTACATTTGAATCTGCGGCAACATCTATATTCCCAACCTGCCCGGTACTTGAAACTCCGGTAACGCTTACATCTACGCCCTCGGCAACTTGAACAGATCCAACCTGCGCAGATCCTTCAACACCCGTAACATCTACATCTGCACCAGCTGCCGCCGTTACACTTCCTACCTGCCCAGACCCTTCAACACCTGTAACATTTACATTCGAATCTGCGGCAACATCTATATTTCCAACCGCACCGCTAGCAGAAACTCCGGTAACGCTTACATCGGATCCGGCTTGTACTACTACACTTCCTACCTGCGCAGATCCTTCAACACCCGTAACACCTACATTTGAATCCGCAGCAACCTGAACGGACCCAACCGATCCAGCACCTTCAACTCCAGTAACATTTACATTAACATCTACAGTTGTTTGTACCGTTACAGAACCTACCTGCCCAGTACCTGTTACACCTGCATTACCTACACCCCAGCCGTTACTGCCCCAGCCTCCGTAACTCCAACCACCTAGTGGGACATCAACGTCGGTGCGGTCAGTTCCCCAAGGCGTGTAGCCCCAAGGCCCAGAACCCCATCCGCTGTATGTCGCCACTTATTCATTCCTAGGCAATGCGGATAATTGCGTTTGATGCGTCTGCTGTCGGGAAAATAATCGTAAACGTACCCGAAGTAGAAGTCTTAGCACCGCCAAAATCAAGAACGCACACAGTTGGGTTACCCGCTTGGCTGCTGTTATAAATCAAAGCGCCGTAGGCCGTGATCGTGGCCGAGGTAAACGACAGATCATTGAAGTCTGTAAATGCGGTCGTACCAGATGTGGTCGGGGTAATGTTTGTAAGGGTTCCACCGCCAGCACTGTAAGAGCCGGAGTTAGCGACTTCGTTAGTAGCCGTGTATGCCGTAGTAGCAGCAGTAAACGAGGCGCTGTTTGTATATAGCGCAAGTTTAAATGTATTACCGGTAGAAGCGGTGAAGTTGTGTTTAGCCTGCATAAGCTCTTGTTTAAAGCTTGTGCACATATAGTTGCCTGTGAATGCCATTTTAAATCTCCAAAAGTTTTACAAGTTCGGGGTGGCCCGCTTCTCGCAGCCGGTTTGCAAGGGTGGTGCGGTCTTGAGCCACAGTCTCCCTAAGGTAAAACAAAATAATTCCAAAAATCTCGTCTTTAAATGCCTGCGCCTGCTCCCGTACGGCAGGATGGGAATTACTTCCAACATACACAATCTTGTCTACAGCACGCCGCGCCAACTCTTCGGGCGTAAATCCACGTCCGTCCGTAGTTTGAACTTTAATACCGCCTAAGAGTGCGCCGATCATTTTACAGGATACCTCACTTGACCAGTACGATACATATCTTGACGATCCTTACCTTCGCCGAGCTGTTTGAGAAGCGCCATAGTTTCATCGTAGCGTTTTTGGTAAACGGCAATCACGTCTTGTTCGCCCTTCATAAAGGTGTAAGCTTCAAGCAAGGAACCATAAAGCAGCGCAGAATCAAAATGGTCTCCAAGCCATGTTGTATTAGCGGTGACAATTGATTCAGGATAGTAGTAATAATGCATTTCTACGCCATAGTTTGCGTCTGGCGTGGGGCCGACAATCATTGTGTTGTTATCGAAGATTGCGTAGTGGGTAGGAGTGCCCGTATCAGACGGAGTTGGAAAAGCCTCCCGGATAAATTCCACGTCTTTGTTCAGCAGAAATGATTGCGCTGTCGTAATTGGGTCAATAACAGATAAAGAGAATGTAGCCAGCCAATCCGAGGGCATAGCCAAGTATTTATTCCCGTTTGTTAAATTCCCTGTAACATTTTTGCGCAGTGCGGGTAGCTGAATCGCGTTGTATATCCGCTGCTCAGCCTGTTGAATAAATGTGTTTACCTGCTCTGTCGAAGTAAAAGTAACCGTTCCCGTACCAGCCGAGTCCGTAAACTCGGTATCTGGTAGATCGTTTTCGATATACCCTTTAATTGTTTCAAAGAGCGTAGCGTAGTTCATTTATGCCATCGGCCCGCGAGCCATTCTTCCTTTAGTTGCTGCGCCATTTCCACGGGTTTCAATACCAGAAGTTTTGGCGGGTGGGTATGCGTCACGGCTGATGTTGCCAACAGACATATTGACTTCGTTTGCCGTGTTTCTTTTGGGGGCAGGACCATATCCGTTGTTGCTCAGATCCACACCTGCGGCACCAGTCATCTGATGGGGCTCTGCATAGACTTCAGCTTGGCCCACTTCTTTGCCGCCGACCTTTTTGCTGAACTTAGCCATTATCGACCCCTTCCGCTTGCTTTGTAAGTAAAGGAAGATTTCTTCTGATTGGCAACCTTAGCCATGCCACGACCAAGCTCCTTCATCTGAAGATTTGTTTTGCCACCCTTGGCAAACTTCTTAACGCCCTTGTGCATACGGCCTTCATGGCCTTTAACGGCCTTTTCA